ACCCGCGCCAACCAGGGCTGGCGGGCGTCCAAGGGGACACTCAAGGAGGGCTCGGTCGAGTTCGAGATGGCGTGGGACACCGAGGACGCGGGATTCACCGCCATAAAGGACGCGTGGTTCAACGGGACCACCCTCGAACTGGTGGTGATGGATGGCGACATCACCGAGAACGGCACGCAGGGACTGCGCGCGACGATGTCGGTGATCTCGTTCACGCGCAATGAGCCCTTGGAGGAGGCCATGAGCGTGAACGTCACGGTGAAGCCGACCTACGCCGCCCACGCGCCCGAGTGGATGGAGGTGACCGCATGAGAGCCTTTACCGACAGCGCTGGACGTACGTGGACCCTCTCGTTGACGCTCGATGCAGCCAAGCGGGTGAGGTCGCTCCTGGATGTCGACCTGCTCGACCTCGAAAACGGCGACCCGCCGCTGCTCACACGGCTGGGGACCGACATCATCCTCCTCTGCGACGTGGTGTTCGCCATCGTGAAGCCGCAAGCCGACTCGGCCGGTGTCAGCGACGAGCAATTCGGCGCCTCGCTGGGCGGTGACGTGATTCTGGCCGCGCAGACCGCCTTCTATGAGGAACTCGTCGATTTTTTCCGGAAGTTGGGCCGGAGCGATCTGGCCCGCGCGGTCGAGGCGCAGAAGCAGATGATCGAACTCACAGTCAAAGGGATCGAGACGAAGATCGACGGTCTCGACATCGAAGGCGAGGTCGACGCGATTCTCGCCGAGACCCCTGGCGGCTTGTCGCCGAGCTCGCCGGCACCATCGGAATCGACCCCGGCCCCCTGACGCTGCGCGAGCTGCTGTGGATGGCCCAGGGCCACTCGGAAGCCCGGTGGTCACACACGAGCGCGGTCTTGGCGATGATCGCCAACGTGAACCGCGACCCGAAGAAGACGCGCGCGTTCAAGCCGGACGATTTCAACCCGCATGCGAAACGAAAGGTCGTCCGCCAGAAGGCGGACATCAAGGTTCTCAAACAGGTCTTTGTAGACTGGAGGAGGTCAGGATGAACTGGAAGGCCATTCTGGAAGTCGTCTGGAACGCGCTGAATTCACCCGCCGGCATCACGGCCGTCGCGGGGCTGCTGCTCTGGCTCTTGAACCGGCTGTATGCGAAGAAGCCGGCGTGGAAGGACTACGAGGGGACGATCATCTCCGGGATCAAGTTCGCCGAGAAGCACATCCCCGACGGCACCGAGAACAAGGCGCTCCTCAGGCTCGACCACGCCCTGCGTTACGTCCTGAAGGCATATGAGGAGGTCGAGGGCAAACGCGCCAGCGACGCGGTCGCGGCCGAGTTGAAAGAAGGCGTTCAGATCAAGCACGCCGAACTCGAATCCTCGGGTGCACTATGAAGTGGCTCGTCACCATTCTGACCGTGATTCTGAAGGCGCTTCTGCCGGCGCTGTTCGACCGTGCGAAAGACACGGCCGAAGACGCCGATCCGCAGACCGAACTCCGCGACCGCCTGCGCCGGCAGGTGCGGCGGACATGGCTCCTGATCCCGATCGCCTTCGTGCTCTTCTCCGGCTGCGTCACGCGGACGGTATACGTCCCCCACGGGACGCCGGTGCGCCTGCGCGAGACCATTCCCAAGGCGAAGGTCTGGGTCAAGGATGAGAGCGGTGAGCCCGTCAAGGGGCGCATCGACCTGCACGAGGGGTGGTATTGCTTGGAGCTGGAGGAGGTGGAGGAACCCCAAGGGGCAGAGTAGGCATGCACGTCGATTGCATAGGTAAGAACGAGGCGAAACGGCTCTGCCTGCGGTGGCATTACAGCACCATCTTTCCCCCGCACTGTATGGTGAGTCTCGGCTTTTACGACGCCGCCGGCCTAGCGGGTGCGGCCATCTGGGGCTGGGGCACCAGGCCGAAACATACCATCAGGAAGCTCTTCCCGTCGCTGGACACGGAAGACTACTGGGAATTGTGCCGGCTGTGCTGCCGGGACGATTTGCCGCGGAACACCGAAAGCGAGTTTCTGGCCGGCTGCGTCCGGTGGTTCAAACGCAATCAGCCGGAGAGGGCCCTCCTTTTCACCTGGGCCGACGGGATTCGCGGCAAGCCGGGCTACGTGTATCAGGCGTCTAACTGGCTCTACGGCGGGTACATCACCACGGAGATCTACCTGACACCCGACGGCGAGCCGGTGCATCCGCGGCTGATGATCACCCGTTTCGGCACGCGCAGAAAGAGCGTCTGGACGGCACTGGGCCTCCGGAAGGTCTGGGGGCGGCAGTTCCGGTACGTGAAATTCCTGTGCGGGCACGCGATGCGGAAGCGGCTGCTTCGCGAGAGTTCCGTCGAGTGGACGCGAATGTATCCGAAACATGAGGACTTGGTCTGGGCAATCGATGCGGGCGAGGGGTCAAGAGAGACCCGCAATCCCCCCAGGATTGAGAGGGCGGTGCGATTCCGTCAGCCCGCTCCACTCTTGGAGGCGAAGTGAGATGGCCGTTAATCAGAACATTCTCGCGAGGCGCGTCGCGCTTGAGGAGGGCAAACGTCGCCAAGTGAGTATCGCGCAGCTCAAGGAAATCCTGCAGCTGGTGGTCATCCGCTTGGCGAACGAGCATACCGAAGCCGATGTCCTGAGCCTGCTCGCCCGATACCGCAGGAGGTAATCCATGCCCTCTGCACGCGGCATCCGCGCCGGTGCTGCCTACATCGAACTCTACGCCCACGACAACAGGCTCATCCGGGGGATGCGGCGTGCGGAACGGCGCCTGAAGGCCTTCGGCAAGTCGGTGAGCGCCATTGGCAGACGTATGATGGGTCTGGGCGCGGTGCTCGCAGCGCCGTTCGCCATCGCCACGCGGACGTATGCTAAGTTCTCCGACACGATGTCGGCAGTGAAGGCGATTACCGGGGCCACGGCCGAGGAATTCGAGGGGCTCCGGGACCAAGCGAAGGAACTCGGCCGGACGACGTCGTTCACGGCGTCCCAGGTCGCGGGCGCGCAAGTCGAACTCGGCCGTATGGGCTTCAAGTCGCGCGAGATCGAGGACGCCATCCCCGGTATCCTGAATCTCGCCCGGGCGACCGGCACCGAACTCCCATCCGCCGCGGCGATTGCGGCCGCTGCGCTCCGGGGCTTCCAGATGGACGCCTCCGAGACGGGCCGCGTGGCCGACATCCTCTCCGCCACGGCGAACAACTCCTCGCAGACCCTCGAGGACATCGGCGAGGCCATGAAGATGGTCGCCCCCATCGCCAAAGAGGCGGGTGCGAGCATCGAGGACACCGCTTCCGCCCTCGGCATCCTCGCCAATAACGGCATCAAGGGGACGATGGCCGGGACGGCCCTGGCGCGCGCCTACAAGAACATCGCCGCCGGCAAGGGCGCGAAGATCTTCAAGGACCTGTCCATCGAGACGGCCGATGCCAACGGGAATCTGCGACCTCTGTCAGAGATGCTCACCGAACTCGGCGAGAAGACGAAGCACATGGGTTCGGCCGAGCGGCTGCGCATCTTCGAGACGATCTTCGGCCGCGCGCAATCCGCGGCGCTCAAGCTGGCATCCGGGACCGCGGCCTTCGACAACCTGCACGACGTCCTCGTGAAATCGGCCGGCACGGCGAAAAAGACCGCCGACGTGATGGACGACAACCTGGGTGGGTCGTTCCGCAGGCTCTGGTCGGCGGTCGAGGGCATCCAGATCGCAATCGGCGAGGTCCTCGACGGCGCACTCAGGGATATGAGCGAACGGCTGACCCAGGCATCCGCCTGGGTGACGAAACTCGTCAAGGACAACCGCGACCTCGTCGTGACCGTCGTCGCGGTGGTCGCAGGGCTTCTTGCAGCAGGTGCGGCGTTCGTCGTCCTCGGAACGATGATCTCTAGTGTGGGTTCCGTCCTCGGTGTCTTCTCCGGCGTCATCACCGGCGTCGGGACAGCAATCGGGGTACTGGGCTCCGTCCTGGCGGCGCTCGTCTCCCCGATCGGATTGGTCATCACCGCCGTGGTCGCGCTCGGAGGATATATTCTCTATGCGACTGGTGCGGGCGCAAAGGCGCTCGGCTGGCTCGCTGACAAGTTCGGAAAGCTCCGCGACGACGCGGTCGAGGCCTACGGCGGCATCGCCAACGCGCTGGCGGCCGGTGACATCGGCCTCGCCGCAAAGATTCTCTGGCTGACGCTCAAGATGGAATGGCGGCGCGGTGTGAAGTACCTCAAGGGCATCTGGTGTGAGGTGGAGAAGTTCGCGCTCAACGTGTTCTACGGGATGCAGGCGGCGTGGGAAACCGCTGTCCATGGAATCGTCGTCGCCCTCATCGAGGGCACCGCCGCGATGAAGCAGGCGTGGGCGTCGTTCGAAGGGTTCCGCAAGAAGGCGGTCACCCAGGCGGGCAACTGGATCGCGAAGCAGTGGACGAAACTGAAGTCGCTCTTCGACGACTCCATCGACGTCGACGCCGCCGTGAAATACCTCGACGACATGACCGAGACCGAGATCGACGACATCGACCGGGAGACGAAGCGCAGCAAGGCCGACATCGAGCGGAACCGCGCCACCTCCCGCGAGATGGCGAAGACCCAGCACGAAGAGGACCTCGCGGAGATCGGCAAGAAGTCGCTCGGCCTCGAGGATGAATACGCCAGGAAGCTGAAGGATTCCGAGGCTGCCATCGCGAAAGCCCGGGCCGAGTGGAAGGCGGCCCTTAACAAGGCCCGGGAGAAAAACAAGCCGAAGGCCGAGACCGACGAGGGGCCCGGCAAGATGGAGAAGCCCCAGGAACTTCTCGACAAGGTCAAGGAGAGCCTCGCCGGCCTGGGCGACACGCTCGACCGGGCCGCCGAGAAGATCACTGTGCGCGGCACCTTCAACGCCGCGGCGATTCGCAGCCTGGAAGCGGGCACCGCCGCCGACCGCACCGCGAAGGCCACCGAGGAAACCGCGAAGAACACCAAAAGAATCGTCAAGGCCGCTGAGGAAGGCGGCCTCGTCTTCAGTTGAGAGGTCAGGATGCCCGCCACCGTGACTGAAAAACTCGAATCGCTTGAGACCACCGACGGCAAGGCGATCACCCGCATCTATTTCATCGAGGGCACCGAGAGCGACACCGAGGCCATGGACGCCCTCAAGGCCGAAGCCCCCGTCGTCTACAACGGTCTCGTCCGCAAGCCCTGCCGCATCGAGCCGCTCGGTTTCGATTCCTGGCTCGGAGAAGCACCGTATGCGCCTTCCGGGGACATCCAGCAGGAACCCCTTGAAGTTGGCGAGTCGTCGTATCAATTCGAGACCGGCGGCGGCACGCAGCACGTCACCCAGAGCCTGCAGACGATCAACAAGTACGCGCCACCGGGCAAGACCGCGCCGGACTTCAAGGGGGCCATCGGCGTCACCGAATCCGGTGTCGAGGGTGTCGACATCCAGGTCAAGGTCTTCAACTGGTCGGAGACCCACTGCAAGAGCAACTCCGATGTCGATGACGACTACGAGGCCGCGCTCTACAACCTGACCTACACCGTCAACAACGCGCCGTTCAAGAACTTCGCTGCCGGCGAGGTGCTCTTTCTCGGCGCGGTCGGCTCGAAACGCGGTGACGGCGACTGGGAGATCACGTATCGCTTCGCTTCCAGTCCGAACAAGACCGGGTTGACCGTCGGGGATATCACGGGCATCGACAAGAAGGGCTGGGAGTACATGTGGGTCCGATACGAGGACGCCGAGGACGACACTGCCAAGGCCCTCGTGAAGAGGCCCTCGGCCGTCTACATCGAGAAGCTCTACGACTACGGCGATTTCTCCGGACTGGAACTGTGAGATGACGAGTCCTCTGAAGAAGGTCCGAAAAGGCGACCCGTTGACATTCCCGGCGGCGGCGTTCAATGCCTTCGTGGATGCGGCCGTGGACTTCCAGAAGCGTCAGGGCTCCGGCGGCGGACATTTCAGGCCGGGCTTCCGGCAGGCGGGGATTGTCCGCGTCAAGAATGCTAGCGGCGCTGACCGTGACCGTTTCGACATCCTCGGTATCTCCGCGCCGATCTTCACACCGGCCGACAGCGAGGACACGTTCAAGAACCAGGTGGCGTTAACGGGCGTCGTGCCGGATGAGGATTACCACGTGGGGAAATTCGTGATCCTTCTGGAGCCTGTTCCGGACGGTAAGGTCGGGCTCGCCTGCTTGGACGGCGTCTGTCCGGTGAAACTCGACGTGCAGGATCAAGATCACGGTTACGCCGACATCGCCGGCGGCCAAGCAGGAAAGCTCCGCAGTTCCTCTCGCGGAGCCACCCAGATCCTGTGGAAGGAATCCGGGGCCGGCGAGAAGTGGGCCGTTGTGCGGATGGGCTCCCCTCCCCCTTTTGAGGTCGTCCGGTTCGCTGGCGTCTGTAAGATCGACGAGGCGAATCCGGGCGAGAAATATCCCGGGGCCAACGTCGCGGAGAATCAGGCGGACAGCTACGGCAACCCCATCGACCGGGAGTGGCTGCTTGTCAAGTGCGAGCGGCCGTTCGAGTCAAGCACGGACGCGGACCCGGGTCAGGAAGCACACTTCCCCATGCTGCTCGACGTTACGATGGGCGGCGCGTCGAAGTACTGGTGGGAGTATTACCTCATCACCGAGGACTTCGAAGTGAGTGGGGACGACTGCGCCACCTGGAACACGAAGCCCACGATGGAATGGGGCACCGACGGTCTTATCGACTCCAACTTCGGTCTTTCAGCAACGCTGAGCAGTGCCGGACGTCACCTTTCCTGCTGCTACCCGGGCTTCGGTTACGCCCGCACCGTCTATGGCATCTGCCTCAGACCCTACCTCTGGTATCTCGGCGGGACGTCGTCGAGTTCGACCCACGAGGTCGATTACCGCAAGTGGCTGGTGCGTCTGTGAGGTTGAGCCGCCGGAGGCAGGCAAGG